CACGATACTGAGATTACAATTCTCAAGCAAACCTCTGGCGAACTTAAGAAGGAGCACTAGATGGAATCCGCAGCTAGATTCGACAGGCTGGAAGCTAAAATTGATAAACTAGCTGATGCTATGATCAAACTTGTAGAGATAGACACCAAGATAGACGGTCTGCTTCTACATAACAATACACAGGACACTCGTTTAAATAGACATAGTGAAGTGATTGATGAACACGCCATAAAGCTTGCAGTGGTGGTTAAGGCCAGCGGTGCTAATGAATGGTTTGTTCGTCTTCTAATAGCCGCCTTGGTGACAGGGCTAGCCTTTATGATGAGAGGGTAACATGAGTGGATTTAGCGTACTAAGTATGGTCACTGATATCTTTAAGCCTGCCGCTGACCTGATAGACAACTTACACACTTCAGATGAAGAGAAGTTAGAACAGAAAGCAAGGCTACTTGAGATACAGGCTTCAGCCGTAGATAGTGCTACTAAGTACAACCAAGCTATCTTCGAGGGCCAAGCTAAGATTGTAAACTCAGAGGCTGTCAGTGGAAACTGGTTAGCCGCTAGTTGGCGTCCAATCACCATGCTCACCTTCGTGGCTATGGTGATTGCTAAGTTCTTAGGTTACTCATCTCCTAACATGACACCTGAGGACTACAGCCACTTGTGGACTTTGATTGAGATAGGCCTAGGTGGTTATGTCGTAGGGCGTAGCGTAGAGAAAGCAGTTAAGACTTGGAAGAAATAGTGAGTAAAGGAAACAAATGAAAACATATAAGCAGACAGTAAATAACATACTCATACGCCTCAGGGAGCGTGAGGTTGATTCTATTGACGAGAATAGCTACTCCAAGCTCATAGGCTTACTGGTACATGATGCCGTAGAGTCAGTAGAGAGTGCATGGAACTGGTCTAACCTACGGGAAACCTTAACGGTCAACACACAAGCTGATGTATTCAACTATGTGCTTAACGACTTCGGTGACAAGTCCACAGTACTAGATGTAATCAACAATACCAGTAACACCTTCATGAAGTACCAGACAGCACACTGGTTTAACAATCAGTATCTAAACCAGACACCAGCTACAGGCTCACCACAGAACTATGTGTTCAACGGTCTGAACGCTGCTGGTGACACACAGATTGACTTGTACCCTAAGCCTGATGGCGCTTATCAGTTATTCTTTAACATTATCAAACGATCACCTGACGTAGCTAATGACGATGACATCATCAAGGTTCCTGTGTTACCTGTGCAGGCTTTAGCCTACGCTATGGCTCTTGAGGAGCGTGGTGAGGATGGTGGTATGTCATCTGTGTCAGCTAAAGCAATGGCTCATAACTACTTATCTGATGCTATCGCTATTGATGCAAGTAAGCATCCTGAGGAACTGATCTGGGAGGCGGTGTAACTCATGGCTAAACAACTACTAGCGGCCTCCATAGCTGCTCCAGCATTCTACGGGCTAAACACCCAAGAATCTGGAGTAACGCTACAGGAAGGTTTCGCACTACACGCAGACAACTGCATCATAGACAAGTATGGTCGCCTAGGCTCACGTAAGGGCTGGCAGACACTAACTACAGGCAGCACAGGTGTCAACCTTAAGGGCTTATCTAACTTTAAAGATATCACTGGTTCTGATACTCGCTTATCGTGGAATGACACTACGTTCTACACTGGCACTTCAACATTAACTGCTATAGCTCCTACACTAGCCTCAGGTGACTCAATCACTGAAGGCAACTGGCAGACAGCTACACTTAATGACCATCACTACTTCTTTCAACGAGGCAATGAGCCTCTAGTGTTTACTTGTGAGTCAGGTAGTACAGAGTTTGAAGCATTCTCAGAACACGCTCATACTACATCTGGTTGGCCTGAAGCTAACACAGTACTTGCGGCTTATGGTCGCTTATGGGCTGCTGATACGTTGACTAACAAGACTACAGTATGGTTCACTACAGTCCTTGATGGAACTAAGTTCTCTACAGGCACCTCAGGCTCCATAGACATCTCTAGTGTGCTTACGTCAGGTATGGATGAGATTGTAGCGGTAGGTGCTCACAACGGTAACTTGATTATCTTCTGTAAGGATAACATTATCATCTATAGCGATGGTGATAACTTCCAAGGTGGTATGACAACTTCTAACCTAACCTTAGTGGAAGTAATCGAAGGTGTCGGTTGTATTGCTCGTGACTCAGTACAGAACACTGGTGAAGATATTCTATTCCTGAGTAACACAGGTGTACGTTCATTGAACCGAACTGTACAAGAGAAGTCCCAGCCGATGCGAGATATCTCTAAGAATATCCGTGATGATATGATTCAGGCTATCAACGGTGAAGTCTTAGCTAACGTCAAGTCAGTTTACTCACCTACTAACGCTTTCTACCTACTTACGTTCCCAGCGACCAAGCAGACCTTTTGCTTTGACACTAGGCAGACACTAGAGGACGGAAGCTACAGGGTAACCGTATGGCCTGAGTTGACACCTAAGGGTCTCCTCTCGTTAGGGTCAGATCTCTTCTTTGCACAACCTAACGGTATAGCACAGTACAGGGGTTACCAAGATGATGGTGTGAAGTATGAGATGGCCTACTACAGCAACTTCTTTGACTTAGAGATGCCTAACATCAACAAGATCGTTAAGAAGCTATCAGCCACTACGGTAGGAGCCACAGGCCAGACCTTTGCACTTAAGGTTGGTTATGAGTATAGCCCTATTTACTTCTCACAGACCTTCATGCTAACCGCAGGTACTGTCTTTGAGTATGGCGTAGCTGAGTATGGTGCCTCTGAGTATGCAGGCGCAGTATTAGTTAACGAACAATCAGCACCAACACAAGGAGCAGGTAACATTATTCAGATAGGTTTCACTACTGACATCAATGGCACTGCAATGTCACTTCAGAAAATATCAATCTATGCCAAACAAGGTAAGGTACTTTAACTATGTCTAATTACATCAAAGCAACAAACTTCGCATCGAAGGATGCCCTGACTACAGGTAACCCCCTTAAGACCGTAAGTGGTACTGAGATTGATGATGAGTACACAGCTATTGCCTCTGCTGTCAACTCAAAAGCTGACTCCAGTAGCCCTTCTCTCACAGGCACACCTGTAGCCCCTACAGCTACCGCAGCAAGCAGTAGTACTCAGATTGCCACTACGTCCTTCACACAGGCTGCTATAGTCGCTGGTGTTTCCTCTGTTGTCGCTAGTGCTTTAGCTAATGGTATTGCGATAGATGCTACGGAAGCTTCCATTGTAGCTACTGATGCCGTGGTAGCCACTAAGGCCCCTATAGCCTCACCAGCCCTCACAGGAGCCCCTACAGCGCCTACACAGTCAACTAGTGACACAAGTACTCGTTTAGCTACTACGGCCTTCACACAGGCTGCTATAGCCGCTGGTGTTGCTTCCGTGACCTCAAGTGCAGCAACTAACGAAACTGACATCACAACTGCTAACACTGCTATAGCCACTAAGGCTCCTCTAGCCTCTCCTGCGCTTACAGGGTCACCAACAGCGCCTACACCAACAGCAGGTAACTCTAGTACCCTTATTGCTACTACAGACTTCGTTAGTACTGCGGTGAGTAGCTTGATAGATTCTTCCCCTGCTACGTTGAACACCCTTAACGAGCTTGCAGCGGCCCTAGGAGATGATCCTAGCTTCGCTACTACTATTACTACCAGTATTGGAACAAAGGCTCCTACGGCCTCTCCTGCCCTTACAGGCACCCCTACGGCCCCTACGCAGTCTGTAGGCAACAACAGTACACGTTTAGCTACCACAGCTTACGTAATGGCTGCTAGTCCCACCTTGGGAGTCAATGGTGTTAATGTTAATGGCACCTTAGCTACTGGTCGTACAATCTACGTAGACACTGATGCTCCAACTGGAGGAGCTAACGGAGACATCTGGTTTGAATATTAAAACTAAAGTAGGTGGCAGTTGGGTAGACCCAGTACCTCACGTTAACGTAGGTGGTACATGGACTAAAGTTAAGAAAGCATACGGCAAGGTAGGAAGTACTTGGCAGCAGACATATGAATATGAATCGGTATATACCTTTGCGAATGGAGTGCACACAAGCGTTGACTTAGATGCACTTGGTCTGGATAGGTATCACGATGTTCGTGTTGTCATCCCTTCGGGTGCTTCATTGGTTGCTTCATCCACAAGCACTTACGCTTTAAAGACAGGCACAAGTCATGTGGCTAAGTTGACCATAGAAAACAATGGTGTTATCTTAGGTCGAGGAGGCAACGGAGGTAACGGTGGTTTCGGTTACTCTTACAACGCAATAGCTAATGCCACTAATGGTACTTCAGGCGGTATAGCAGTCCACGTTGAATCTAACATAACTATGATCAATAATGGTACTTTAGCTGGAGGAGGCGGAGGTGGCGGTGGTGCTGCTGGTGCTGTGCACGTAGGTACTGCTTACTCAGGTGGTGGCGGAGGTGGCGGAGGTCGTCCTTATGGCTCTGGAGGCAATGGAGGCTCCACGACACACTCTGGTTCTAATGGAGCTACAGCTACTTTGACTTCCCAAGGTTCAGGAGGCGGAGGTGGCTTTGATGGCACTACAGGCGGAGGTACGGGTGGTGCAGGCGGCACTGTAGGTGCGGCAGGCTCATTAGGTGGCGCTGTAGTAGGTGCCCATAGTGGCGGCGGTCATGTCATCGAATCGTCAAGAGGAGCAGGAGGCGCATCAGGCGTTACCTACCACAACCCTAGTAACTTTACAATATCTTAAAGTAATTGTCGAAAGAGCTTGACACCCCTCCCTAGTTCTGGTATAATATACCTAAGAACAAAGGAAATTACTTTATGAATTATTAAAGAACATACTAAAGTGTCTTAAGTATACTTAGGCACCTTAGGTTCCAACAGAGATATAATATATGTCATATACAATTACATTCCTTCCAGCAGCAAAGAGGACAGCATAATGCCACCACCTAATGGAACAGTGAAAGACGCCAAGAAGTTCTCAGGTCTTAAAGGGCCTACAGCAGGCGCTAAGAGTCAAACAAGAAAGCAGGTCAGCGTTCAGAATAAGATAGACACACAGAATTTTACACCTAAAGCACCTGACTCCAAGTTAGGTTGGTTAAGTGCTGCTGCAAACCCTGTAGCCGCTGCCGTTAAAAGTATAGGTACTTCCTTCTGGGATCAAACGAAGTACGGCATGAATGATGCAGCTCAAGCACGTTATGACGCACACACCCCTATAGAGATAGCTAATATGTCTCCACAGCAGCGTGTGCAGGCAGCTAGGTCATATCAAATGGCTAACCAATTACCTCACGCTATGAATGATGTACAACGTCAGGCAGCAGGTCTCCCTCCAATGGCTCGTAGTATGGGCCCTGAGAGCGTAGCAGCACAGCAAGGTGGCGGTGGTATGTTAGCGCCTAATCCAGTCCTAGGCGGCAACGTGGGAGTACCTAGTACACCTTTACCTGTAGAGCCTCCATCTTGGGCACCACAACCAATGCCTGTAGGCGGTGAAGCGCCAGCATGGGCACCTACACGCGGTGGAGAGACAGGAGCACCATCTTGGGCACCACAGGCTTATGCTCCTGAGGCTCCTACGTCTTCTCCTGTAGATGTACCTTCCTTATTTGCAGCAAGCCAAGGTGATGCAGTAGCAACCCCTCAAGGCGCGGCGATCCCTACAGGCAACCCTAATTCTGGTACATTCAAACCTGTGACCTTCCGTTCAGGCACTGGTACTTCAACCTCTGATGCAGACGGTATGACTACCTCTCTAGCTGAACCTTACTCAGGCCTTAGCAGCTTAGTTGGTGAAGGTACAGGTCTACTAGGCGCAGCAGGTGCACAGTCACAGAACGCTCCTGACCAGTTAGACACAAGCTTCAACACCAATGATCGTGCTCAAGAGTTGATGACACAACGTAGTGCTCTACTGGAACCTCAGTTTGCACAGCAACGTGCACAAGCTCAGGAAAGTATGTTTGGCTCAGGTCGCTTAGGTCTACGTTTGTCAGGTGAAGGAGTAGGTGCTGGTGCAGGCATGGTACAACCAGATGCCTTTGGAATGAATCAAGCTCAGTCACAAGCAATGGCGCAACTAGCCGCACAGTCATCTCAGGATGCCTTTGGTGAAGGAATGCAACGTGCAGGTATGGACTTGAATCAGTTCGGAGCTAACCAGAACGCACAACAGCAGCAGTTCGGTAACATGATGGGTGCTGGTCAAGGTATGCTTCAAGCTGGTATGCAAGGTGCTTCACTTGAGCAGTCAATGGCTCAACAGCAGATGGCAGCACAGCAGCAAGCTCAGAACTTCGGTTTAGCTCAGCAGAACTTCGGTTTAGCACAGCAGGGCCAAGCGCAAGACTATGGTTTGAACCAAGCTCAGTTCGGTTTAGCTCAGCAAGGACAAG